GAAGACGTATCCGGGCGCGGAATGTACATGGAGGTTCTGGCAGAGAGGGTGGTTGCAAGTGGCTAAAGTAGATATCAAAATGCCGGAGGAATTTCTCTTGAAAGTTTCAAAGCTGGCAGAAAAGACGGATGAAATCATTCCGAAGATATTGGAAGCGGGTGGTGAGGTGGTACTGCCTAAGGTGAAATCCAACTTGCAGGCGGTCATTGGTAACGGTACAAAGTATAAATCACGTTCCACCGGTGAATTGACATCTGCTCTCGGATTGTCTTCTGCAAAACAGGACAAGAATGGCAATTTCAATGTAAAAATTGGTTTTGCTGAACCTAGACGAGATGCGAAGAGTAACGCTAAGATTGCAAATATTATTGAGTATGGTAAAAGTGGTCAGCCTGCGAAGCCTTTTTTGAAACCCGCGAAGTCAGCAACAAGGAAACCGTGTGTTGCAGCCATGGCTGCTGCTTTGGAAAAGGAACTTGGTAATCTATGAGTATCTTGTTTGAATTAAATGCAGTACTTGCGGTTGCAGGCATTCCTATCGAAACCGGTGTATTCAGCGGGGTTCCACCCGATGAGTATATTGTTATCACACCGATGAATGACACTTTTGAAGTGTATGCCGACAATCAGCCATTGCATGAAATACAGGAAGCGCGGATGTCTTTATTTGTGAAAGGCAGCTATACAACCAGCAAAAATCAGATTGTAAAGGCTCTTTTGATCAATGACTTTACAATTACAGACCGCCGATATATCGGTCATGAGGTCGATACGGGGTTTCATCACTATGCAATCGATGTGTCGAAAGAATATGATTTAGAGGAGAATTAAATATGGCAACAATCGGATTAGACAAAATGTTTTATTCAAAAATCACGGAAGGAGTCGGCGGCGATGAAACGTTTGCTGCTCCCATTTCGCTTGCAAAGGCAATCAAGGCAGACCTTTCCATCGATCTTGCAGAAGCAATTCTGTATGCCGATGATGGCATTGCCGCAGTTATCAAGGAATTTAAGTCGGGAAAGCTTTCCCTTGAAGTCGACGATATAGGGCAAACCGCAGCGGAGGACTTAACCGGAGCATCAATTGATGATAACGGTGTTCTCGTTTCGACCACAGAAGATGGCGGTTCGACAGTAGCAATCGGATTCAGAGCAAAAAAGGCAAACGGAAAATATAGATATTTTTGGATGTACAAGATTAAATTCGGTGTTCCTGCAACGAATCTCGAAACCAAGGGCGACAGCATTAAATTTGCAACGCCAACTATTGAGGGTACGGTTATGCGCAGAAATTTAGTCGATGCAAAAGGCAACCATCCGTGGAAATCAGAAGTCAGCGAAGATGATGCAACGGTTCTTCCTGCGACTATTACTGGCTGGTTTACTGAAGTTTACGAACCGGCATTTACAATTGTTCCATAAGAAAGGGGATTAAAAGATGGATACAGATAGAAGCGCAATAGTCACCATTGGAGGACAGGAGTACAACGGTAATCGACAGCAGGGGCAACTCCGTGCAGCAAAGTGTCGCTGTAACAACAATCCCATACACGTTGCCTACTCTTCCTGTGGCTATGGTCGACAGAGTAAACAGCATTGAAGCGGGTGCGATTTTGACTTGCAGCGGCACGCTTGCACATTTGATGGTTACCAAAGCACAATTCGGATTGAAGTATCGGTTTAAAGCATCAACCACCGATGTATGGGGGAGCTATATTACAAAGTATTTGACGATGAACGGCGATAATTTTTCATTCAATGCAGGAATCGGAGACTTCGATATTGGTACTTCGTTCAACTTCGACATACTCGTTTATGACTACTACAGTGAAACGAGCAGAACAGCTCTGCTTGCCACTGCAAAGCCCATTTTATCTCTGCGGGCGGGGAAAATTGGAGTCGGGAAAATTCCAGAGACTGGCGCACTCGATGTGGCGGGGGATATTTATGGTAATTATATCAACAGCAGCAGGGGAGATGATATAGCGGGTGCTGCATCGTACATTTACGACACAGGCGATGGCTTTATGCGAAAGAAGTCTTTACCCAATGTCCGTGCGGAATTAGGCGGCGCAGGGAATGGTTTTAACGCTGACCAAGTCGATGGAATTCATTTGCTAAGAGGTTCTGCAGTCGGTACAACGCCAGTCGCTACGGCATATGGATCAATCTATTATTCGATTGATATTTCAATCAGCTTCGGGGTAACGCTGCCATCCATCCCAGTTGTGACAAATTCATTCACGACAAACGGATTTGGATATGCTGTGCTGAAAAGCATAAGCAAGACTGGATTCGTAATTAAAATAACAAATGCAGTCACAACGGCAGGCGTAAATTGGGGCGTGAACTGGATTGCAGCATATTAAAAAGGAGAAAAATCATGACACAAATAACAGGAATTGACGTAAGCAATTATCAAGGAAAAATTGACTGGCAAAAAGTGCGCGCATCCGGAATCAACTTCGCGTTAATTCGCGCGGGCTACGGAAATGACATCAAACAAAAAGACGAAGCTTTTGATGCGAATGTGCAAGGCGCACTGGCTGCCGGATTGAAAGTTGGCGCATATTGGTTCAGTTATGCAATTTCCGCAGCCGATGCAGTGAAAGAGGCAGAAGTCTGCAAGAAAGTCATAGCACCATACAAAGGAAAACTTTCATTTCCGATTGCGTTTGACTACGAATACGACAGTGTTACCTACTCACAAAAGCAGGGTGTGAATCCGAGTAATGCACTGACTGACAGCATCGCACGTGCCTTTATGGACTCCATGAAAGCAGATGGCTGGTTCATCAGTCTATACACCAACATTGATTTTATCAAAAGCGGGATGTTTTCTGCACCAACAATCAAGGCGTATGATGTATGGCTTGCGGATTATGCCGGAGGTGCGGATTATCCGTGTGGGATTCAGCAAACCGGAAGTACCGGCACGGTAAATGGGATCAGCGGAAATGTTGATACAGATGTGTCGTTTAAAGACTATTCCGCTATCATTTGTTCCGGAGGGTACAACGGATATCGAAAGCCGCAAAACTTTAGATGTGATACCTCCGCAGATCATTTTCTTACGCTGGGGCAGTCATATCAGTTTAAGCTCACAAGTACCGTTCCATTAACTGTAACCGTTGGTACGGCGGGAGTGGTAACGCTCTTACATCGATACACATCCGGTAATGATACCTTTTACTACATTGTCGGCATCGGAAAACCGGGTGCAGCAGCGGGGATCTATGTAAACAATAGCAAGCAATTTGTGGCGCGGATTAAATAAGGGGATGCAGAATTGGATGATTGGATTATTAAATATTGGTTAGAAGCATTGTTTGCTTCGGTTACTGCGGTGATTGGCTACGCATTGAAACGGATTTGGACAAAACAAAAGCAGCAGACGGTGCGGCAGTTAGCGATGGAAGATGGTTTAAAAGCGTTATTGCACGATCGAATTTATCAAAGCTATGTGGATTGCGAACACAAGGGGTTTGCAAGCTTAAAGGATTTGGAGAATTTAGGTTACCTTTATCCACCATATAGCGCGCTGGGCGGGAACGGCACAGGAACGGAACTGTTTGAAAGAATGAAAAAAATGCCGGTTGACCCGGCGGAAAGAGGACATATATGACACAGTTTATATCTTTAACTCTAATGGCAATTATTGTGGAGGGCCTGATTACATACCTGAAAACATTTTTTATCGGAGGAAAACCGCAATGGCAGATGCTCGTTGGAATCGGACTCGGTGTGACGGTCTCACTGGTATACAATGTGGATATTTTCGCTTTACTCGGAATTGTTTCCACAGTTCCATATGTAGGGGCAGTTTTGACGGGTATCTTAATCAGCCGAGGCAGTAACTATATCTTTGATTTGATTAAAACGCTGCAAGGAGCAAAGACATCTGACTCATCTCAGTAATATCAATAAATCATAATATGTTGGGGCAGTCCTTCGGGGCTGCCCTTGCTTTTTTCATGAAAGGGGTATCCAAAGTGACTGGAAAAGAAAAAGGTGCGGTTCATCAAATGAGGACGGAAGGTTTTAGCTATTCGGTTATTGCTGCTTCACTTGGTTTATCCGTGAACACCATAAAATCTTTCTGCAGGAGGAGTGGTATGTGCGCCGATACTGCACTACCCATCCATAAACCAGTGCCTGATACGCTGCAAGGTGATTTTTGTAAAAGCTGTGGCAAAAAGTTTAGGATGAAGCCGAAGAGCAAGCCCAAAATGTTCTGCTCCGAGGAATGCCGCCGGGACTGGTGGAAGATCAACAATATTAGTTCCAATAGAAAGGCTTACTACTGCCTAATCTGTTCTTGCTGCGGGAAAGAATTTGAAAGCTATGGCAACAGCAGTAGAAAATACTGCTCCCATGTCTGTTATATACAAGATCGATTCAACGTGAAAGAAGTGGTTTTCGATGACGCACGAGCAGTTTGATCATGAAAAAAACTACAGAACCTCTCTCGCAATTGCAAAAATGATGCTTACTAAGGGAATCATCAACGAGAAGGACTACCATAAAATTGATACAATTCTACTTGAAAAATACCAACCATTATTGGGAGGTTTACGTCACTGAATTACTTGATTACAGGGGTATACAGAGGTAACATGTACGTTGAAAGGAGGTGCTTCTGTGGCTAGAAATATACAAAAAATTGAACCTACTGCGCCCCGAGTACCCACCTTAAAGCGTGTGGCCACCTATGCCAGAGTATCCAATGGTAAGGACGCAATGCTTCATTCCCTTTCTGCACAGGTCAGCTTCTACAGTAATATGGTCCAGAGCCATCCCGGTTGGCAGTACATGGGCGTTTATGCTGAGGGCGGGCATCCGTAATGGAACTAACGTCTATAATACACCCGCGAATTTATAATGAATTTCAATGGTCTGATCGCGGTTTCTGCCGAAAGAATCCGGCGGTTCGCTAATTGTTATCCTGTCGATTAATGCTATCAGAGTAGGCCGATCCAAAACGGTAATGTCCGTATATTGACGAAGTAAGGCAATGAACTGCGAAGCATCGGTTTTAACGGCTTCAAGGGTATGCACCTCATCCTCCAAAGATCGGATGGATTCCTTTAGGGTGACTTTCTCGACCTCGTAATCACGCAAAAACGTTTGAAAAAGTTCATCCGGCAGTTTACCGCTGACATTATCTTCGTATACCTTTTTGATGCGAGAATCCAACTCGGATTGGCGCTTTTTCTGTTCTCGCAAGTCACGCTTTGCCTTTGAAAGTCGTTTCTCCTCATCGGCGAATTTAGAATCCATAATCCGCTTGACGGCCTTTTCTTCGTCAGATTGCAGGAGCGTGACATGTTTTTGTATATCTGCCAAAACAATTTCGCTCAGTGCGCTTACCGTTATAAAGTGTGAGGAACAGGCGGCTTTTCCGTCTGCTCGATACTTGCCGCAGGAGAAATAATCACTTTTCGCGTGGATATGGTGTGCCATCCTGCGTCCACAATCCTTGCAAAAGAACAGTCCGGAAAACATATGCGGCTCATCTTTTTTCTTGATAATGCGTGTTCTTCCTTCAATGGCTTTCAGTACCGCATCAAATAGCTCCTTTGAAACAATCCCCTCGTGGGTACCTTCGACAACAATCCAGTCCTCTTTCGGGTTCCAAACCTGTTTATGGTTTCGATAGGACTGAATGCGTTTGCGACACTGAACCATATCTCCGACATATCGTTGGTTGTGCACGATCTGATTCAATACACTCTTATCCCATTTGTATTGTGGAACAAATTCTCCATCCGCAGGATTGTGCTTTCTAAAACGAATATAATCGGCAGGAGTCAGAATCCCTTCATCTGTGAATATTTTCGCGGTTTTGTACAAGCTATCCCCGGATGCCACCAATTCAAACAGGCGCTTGATGTTCGGTGCAACTTCGGGGTTGATAATCAACCGGTGTCTGTCATTCGGGTCACGGATATATCCGTAAGGCGCGTTTGCCCCTAAAAATTCGCCCCGTCTGGCTTTTGCATGAAGAGATGAGCGTACTTTCACCGAAATATCCTTGGCATACATATCATTTAAAATGTTCTTAAAAGGGGCAATATCGTTGTTAGTCTGAATGGAGTCAATACCGTCATTCAATGCTATGAAGCGCACATTTCGCTCCGGAAAATAGATTTCTGTATATTGACCGCAAAGGATATAGTTTCTGCCCAAACGTGATAAATCCTTCACGATAACAAGGTTGATTCTGCCTGATTCAATGTCGCAGATTAACCGTTTAAAATCCGGTCTCTCAAAAGTAGTACCACTCCAACCATCATCAATGTAGATTTCCTCGATATTCCAGCCTTGCTTGCAAACATATTCAGACAGCATTTGCCTTTGGTTGCCTATACTCATGCTTTCGTTATTGGTGCCATCATCTACCGACAATCGGCAGTAGATTCCGACATGATACTCTTGTTGTGTCCCCATATAATAACAAATCCTCCTCTGTTGAGGTACAACAAGAATGAACCGTGAAATATCATTATTTCACTCCCAGCATACCTCTGAAAGCCTGATAGTTCAAGCAATTACGGTCATAGTCCACTAATTGGAAATTGATTTTCTTTCATATAAGATTCGGTTGACCGCCAAATCACAGAGTAGTTTACTGGCGCTTTGAGTGCCCTCAAAAATACTGATAACTTTGAATTCCTTGCCACCTATATGTAGGGCAGATGTTTTTTCGATCAGTCCTGTGGATAAATTGTTTTCAGACATAAAAAAATCACCCCACACAATTTATATGCGGGAGTGATCGTCCACTATTTATGTTTATTAAAACGATGCATCGGCAGCATTCGTAAAGCGCCGAATTAATTTTGGACACCGTTCTTTTATGTTTACTCAAAACAATAAATCAAAATGCAGAGATACCGCGTGTAAAGGCCGGAGATTTTTTACTCAGACCGAAAACCCAGTTGAGCTCATCAAACTTGACTGGCTCATAGCCGCATTGCAGCATTGCGCCTTTAAACTGACAATTGGTCATATAGATTCCAATATCATTCTGGATAAAATGCTTCAAACCATAGCTGCTCCAACCATCAAGTGCAGTTTTTCTGGGCAGAAAATTTTCACCAATCCATTTTATAACCGCTTTCTGCTCCTGCAGAGGTAAATCCGTAAAAAGGCGGGTATCTTTATTCCGGATATCTTTTTTATTTGGCAATTTCATCTGCTGCATTATAAAATCTCCTTTCACCGGCTCCGCTTAATGTGTGCTGCATTATTTCATGTGGCTATCTTTTAAGGTGATTCGCGAATGACAAGACTTACAAAGCGCCATCAGATTTTCTTCCGCATCAGTGCCGCCCTGGGATACGGGGATAATATGGTGAACCTCGGTTGCCGGAGTTAATCTCCCGGCTTGCTGGCAATGAACACACAGGGGATTCTTTGCGAGAAACAGCATCCGGATCTTTTCCCACTGCCGTCCGTAGTGTTTGCGTCCGGATTTATCACGCTGCGCATTTATAAATGCTTGATGTTTGGGGCAGTATTTGCCGTTTGTCAACTCCGGGCAGAGTGGATAGGCGCATGGATGTTTCGCTTTATATGGCATAATAAAAACTCATTTCTAGGGATAATAGCCGTCCAGGTGCTCATCGTCGACGACGAAAAGTCCGTGTTTGTCGTATACGCTTGTCGGGTCATCCTTGTGCGCCATTGCCCGGCCTAACGCCATAATTGTTGCGACCGCGCCGTCAATGCGTTCATTGGATTTGCGCTTGTTGGGCTTGATACAGCCAGTCGGGTCGGTATCCACACAGACATTGTCTACCATCCAGCGAAGCACCGGATGACCGGCATGGGCGATTTTTTCTTTGAGAATCAAACGGTGAAATTCCTTTGTCGGAGGATTCAGGCTGGGATAGCCCTGACGGAATTCACTCATGTTGAACCCCAGCGTCGTAAGGTTCTGTGTCAGCTGCGTTGCGTTCCACGGATCAAACGCAATTTCCTGAATGTCATAGATTTTGCCTTGCTCCTCAATGAGAGCCTGAATATAGTTGTAGTCGATCACATCACCCTCTGTGGCGGTTAGGTACCCTTGTCGCTCCCAGATATCATACGGCACATGATCACGTCGAACCCGCGCTTCCATGTTGTGCTTTGGGATGAAAATAAAAGGAATAATGATATATTTATCATCTTCATTCTCCGGCGGGAACACAAGCACAAATGCGGTTGTATCGGTTGTTTTGGATAAATCCAGCCCGCCGCAGCACTTGCGCCCGCGCAAAGCTTCTTTATCAAAAGTAAAGCCGCATTTGTCGTATTTATCCATAGGCATCCAGCGCACCGCTGAATTTGTCCACTGACACAGAAAAAACTGCCGGAACTGCGTCTCTTCAGCCGGGTTTTGTTTCGCACTTTCACAAGCGTTGTGCAGATATTCTTCCTCAACCGTAATGCCAAGGGACGGATTTACCATCCGCCACACCGCCATGTCCGTCCAGTCGGCATCCTCTGCCGCTGAAAACACCACAGGGTAGAACGTAGGGTCAACCACTTTATCATCCAGAATATCCAGCGCTTTTCTGTGCACCTCATAGCAAATGCTCGTACGGTCATATCCGGCGGTTGTGATGACGAAATTCAGCGGCTGCTTCCGGGCGGCACCCGCGCCCTTGGTCATGGTATCGTATAAGCGGCGATCACTCTGACCGAGAAGCTCATCGAAAATACAGCCGTGAATATTCAGGCCATACTTGGTGGTGACTTCTTTTGACGTTGCTTCGTAATAGCTGTTGGTGGGCAGAAACGTAATTCGTTTTCTGGATTCATTAAACTTACACAGGCGGCGCAGGGCAGAGCACATTTGTATCATATCTTTCGCCACGTCAAAGACAATAGATGCCTGCTTTTGGTCGTTGGCACAGCCGTATATCTCAGCTCTCTGCTCATGATCAAAACACAGCAGATAAATTGCAATCGCGGCGGCAAGCTCAGATTTTCCGGATTTCTTTCCGATTTCCACAAAACAGGTTGTGAACTGCCGGTAACCGTTCGGTTTTACAATCCCGAACAAATCCCGCACAATTTGCTCCTGCCATGGCAGCAGATTAAACGGCTTTCCAGCCCACACGCCCTTGGTATGGCACAGGCTTTGAATTACAGCCACCGCATGATCGGCACATGTTTTATCGTAGTGTGAAGTTGCCGACATAAAGCGTGAAGGCGTATAGATGAATTTCTCCGGCAA